TTACATGGCGGCGCCTGTCACAGACTTTTTGGCATTCGCGTGGGGATTTGCCATCGTATATTATGGGTTCCGTTACGATAACCCAATCCTGACTGTACTCGGTGCGACGATCGTCGTCGAACATATTTATCAGTTAAAGAGAAAGTAGATGCGTGGTATCATTTACAAGATAACATGTCAACCCACTGGTATGTCATATATAGGTAAAACTATACAGGGGATTCATAAAAGAATAAAACAGCATAAATATATTCCAAAAAATCCAGGTAGATCTAAATGTAGATGTCTAACAAACGCCATAGAAAAATATGGTTGGAATAATTTTAAAGTAGAAACCATATGGGAAGGTAATAGTGATATACTGGGTGATATGGAAAGAAAGTTCATAAAAGATAATAATACAATAGAACCACACGGTTATAATATACGAGAAGGTGGTGGTAAAAGTGAAAAAGTAAGTGATATATCCAGAATGTTAATGGTAGACAAACAAAGACAAATAAGAATTCGAAAAAAGGGTCTTCTTGGATCAATACAAAAAAATATATCTAAAAGGGATGGAAGAATTACATCTTGGAGTGTGATTGCGTGCGTGAATGGCAAATCACGTGTTATTGGTTGTTTTAAAACGGAAGAAGAAGCTATTGCAGTACAAAAAGAATTTTCGAAAGATCCTGATAATTATAAAATACCGGTGAGTAAAAGAGTCGGAAATAATAAATCGTCAAATTGCTATTACGACGCGTCTAGGAAACATAAACCATGGTTGGTTTCGATTTATCGCAACGATAAAAATATACACATTGGAAGATTTGAAACACGTGAAGAAGCTAAAGTCGCGCTAGAAGATTACATTTTACATGCTGAACACACATCTAAAAAGTAACACTCTCTTGATCGGAATCGAACCGATGACTTCGGGATTAACAGTCCCACACTCTAACCAACTGAGTTACAAGAGAAAATCCAGCCTAGATGATTCGAACACCTGACCCGCGGAGAATTACTGTCATACCACTACAATCCGCTGCTCTAATCCAACTGAGCTAAGGCTGGGAAAGCTTCCAACAGGGATCGAACCTGTGGTGGCGGATTCAAAGTCCGCAGTGTTTCCACTACACCATAGAAGCTATAGTATTACTATGAGATTCTTCTTTAAGCTCGTTTACATATTTAAAGTGATACATAGCTAATGAAAACATTCCAGCGGAAATATTCGTGATCGTCATGGGTATGACGTTATAGTGTATAGAATACACGAGAGCTAAGACACTCGCAAGTAGGTTCAGGTGTAGAAATCCGTAATTGATCGCCTTTGCGTCTTTAGTTTTGTGTACGTGTGTGAGCTCTGGTATGAACATGAGACATATGAATATAGAACTCACGAGACCAGCGACATCATAAAAGTTCATACTTAGTCTAAGATATTTTCTAGTGTTTAAGTAAGATGTATCTCGCGATCATTCTCGTGGTTGCACTTTTGATCATCATCGCGTGGCAATACAAACAGAAGAAGATCAATTATAAGTGTTTCCTCTTGACCATGCGTCGCTCCAAGGAACGATACGAGAATTTCATGGAAGGACACGATCGATCCATTCCCATCGAAGTCATCTATAGCGACGACACGACACAGCCGAATATTGCAAACAAATACAGAAAACTCATCGACCCCGAATACTTCAAAAAGGCGATGAAGTTACATTTTAATCCGTACATGATTCGACCAAACCTCACGTATTTTAATCTCGGTGCGATCGGGTGTTACATGGGTCATCTCGAATTTCATCGTCGATGTGCCAATCAGGGACTCAAATACGCGGTGATTTTTGAAGATAACGTCGTCATTAAAAACAAAAAAATCTATGAAGACATCCAAGCCGTCATCGACGAAAAAGGTGATGACTTTGAAATGTGTTTCTTCCATTGTCTCTCGAGACTTCCCGAACGAAAGGAAGGCGATCTCGAAAAGGTTCGGTGGATTTCATCGACCAAATGTTATCTCGTACACGTCCCAAACATACAAAAATACTTGGACGAATTCCTACCCATGGATAATCACGTGGATATGAAACACGAAGATTTAATCGCCAAGGGTGCGCGCGTGTACTACAAAGATCTTCGGCATTGCATGCTCATCGATCGAACACATAAGAGTACGATCGGTCACAGTGAACACGAGGACAAGGACTTCTTTTCGAGACACTACCCAAAACTCACGACGAAATCACTCGTACAGGGATACTAATCAATGCCATGGGATATCGTGTGGTCGGAATCGACACGCGATTTTGAGAAAATCAACGAAATCGTCGAGTTCTTTTTTATGTGTAATACAATTCAACATACGTTCAACGTATGCGTTATACGAGGGATGATTCCCATTGTGCGCAATTCTATTTGGTCGCAGGTTTCTAGAAAGGAAACGCGGCATCAATATGAGATTATGACTCGCATTGATGTCGTATTTGAACTTTTCAATCGTCGGATGTTTTTTGAATTGACGAGGAATCACGTGATGATCTTCCACGAATCCTCGAATATTCATACGAATCTTAAAATGTCTTCTGAGCATCGAACCGTAACGCATCCTTACAATATATAGGGATGTTTTTCACGTTCCTCCTTCGTTCGGACCAATTGCGTCACCGCGAGGAACATGACCAATAGGAACACGGCATCTTCAAAGTCGCGCGCGGCGGCGTATGAAATGAGATACAAAATGAACATCTTGACGAATTTGTTTGACGCAATGTTTTCAAACACGGACGGCTGTTCAATGAGGCCTGAAGCACCGTACATGCTGTGAAGCATGATCAAGAGACCGTACACGAGCGGTGTGTTGAAGAATTCATTATTCGCTTTCGGAAAGTAATCAAATCCCTTGTGCATGAGTAAACCACTCATAGACATTACCAAGAGCGTACTGATAAAAATATTGTTGCTGAACACAGACATTTAGAATACCATGAGAATATTTTCTGGTCACATGGTATGAGTCACTTGTACACATACGTCACACACTCCGAGAGATATTTTCCTAGTCTGATCGACTCGTGTACCAAACACAAAATTCAACCCGTCGTGCGAGGTATGGGTCACCCATGGGAAGGCTATGTGAAACGACACCACGAACTCTTGGCGTTTTTGAAAGAAGTACCCGACGATGATATAGTCATTAACGTCGATGGTTTCGACACGATCGTTCTGTGTTCGTTGAATGAAATTGTCCAAAAGTTCAAAGCAATGCGGTGTGATCTTCTCTTTTCCATGACGGCGGATAACGGAAACATGATTCAAAAGTATGTTCAATGGAAACTTGGATTTTATGGTGAAAAGGCGAACGCGGGTATGTTCATGGGCTACGCATTCAAAATGCGAGAATTTATTGAAAAGATACTCGCGTCTGGAGAATATAACGATCAAATCGTCGTGAATCGCATGCTTGGTTCGATTAAAATCGACACGAATCAAGAAATCTTTTGTAATGTTGTGAATACGAGTGGATTGCATATTCACAACAGAGAATTGTGGTATAAAAATAAAAAACCATGTCTTTTATCGGCACCGGGATGTGTCGATCTTCGACCATTCCTTCGTGACATAGGAATTCAAACGTCAGAACTGACATGTAACGCGGGACAAAGGCTCAAAGAGTATTATCAGTATTTTATTATTGAGATAGTACTTGTACTAATTCTTTTCTATATCGTACTAAAGCGTATGCGAAAACGATAAATGAAACGACTTGCGTCGCGTCGTACAGATTTGAACATTGTGTACACCGCTTAAATGTGATGACCACGTCCTTGGGTCTTTTTTCAATTGGAACATCCTCGACTTTCGTCGGACTCATTTGTCGAACGAGCTCGCGTGCGACGAAAGCGATACCATAATATTTAAGCATTGGAACGAGTTTGAGTTTCAAGTACATGACATTCACAACTGTCAAAAAGACGAAAAATTCAAAATCACCCCAGTACCGAAACGTAAACCCTTCAAATGTATTGAAGTAGAGTCGAAGCCCTGTCGCGACGGCGGTAAACCCCAGTGCTTCCATCTTAGACTATGCGTAGATAATCTTTGAAAGGTATGACGACTCCGGCACCCTTGATAAAATCACGATGTTCTTGTGCGTGCTCGAACGCTTCACGCACGACGCGTTCAACGAGAATACTATCATAGACACACGGCTCCACGTCCCGAATGAGGTATCCGGGTGCAATCACCTTTGGTTTTACCGAAAGACCATCGATAATATCACACATTTCAGAAATGACGACAACGGCATACCCACGCGTCGCGTATCCGTACTCGATCGATCGCCTGTGATCGGTGTCGCTTGTGTTAGGTAAGATGATCGTAGTGACTTTTAAATTTCTCGCGAGTGTGGCGTGTACGGCCAAATCATTCACGTGTATCCCCGGAACTTCGAGGAACACAATTGAATTTGAGACAGTGGCTTCGACGTATGCACAATCTATATATCGTGCAAGTTCTTGGACCGCTGTTTGAAACCCGATACATTCAAGACCAGAAATATCATTATAGATTGTCTTTGGTATGCCTATGATATTCGTATTGACGCGATCATCGAGCGCGAGGTCCCTCGCGGATTTCATAGATTCATTTCCACACACACAATACAAACGGTCAAGATTTTTAATGTTTTTAATAGCCTTGTCTATATCCACATAATCATAAGACACTCGAAGGAGTGAATCCGTTCCACAATCACATTCGAGTGGTATATGTATGTCTTCATTTAAGCCACGGAATCCGTCACTGAATCCAATGACTTTGTTTCCCTGATTTCGTTCACGAATCACGATCGATCGCACAACATTATTTACACCCGGACACACACCACCCGCTGTTAACACACCGATGTTCATCTATATGTACCTTATACATTCATGTTTTTAAGTTTGTCCAAATCCTATCGTCGAGGTACAAATATACTTAGGACCTCCCAAAACTTCACCACCCGTGTGAAGGTAGGTCCACGAACATGGATAAATCAGGAGTTTACCAGCCTCGGGTCGTACCTTTCGACCATTTCTAAACTCTGTACACCCACCTTCACCATCCTCGAGTGTATTTAGGTAGAAGAGAGCCTGTACAAAGTATCCTCGGTGAAAGTCACCATCGTGGTGCCATTCGTATTTACACCCCTTTTCAATGCGTTGTACAGGAAACGGTGTGTAATAAAATCCGGGTTGTGAGAGTTCCCGATCATATACATGACAACTACACTCATAGTTGAAATTTGTATTCAGATGATTCATATAGACACCAAAGGCTCTATTCACAGAATCAGTGAAAATGCGTTCTATGTCACTCCATCCCTCGAGACCACTCACCATGAGTTCCGTATTTTGTTTATCTCTCTGGACGATCTCACCGTCAATTGGATATGAAAAGTATCCATGCTTTTTTCGGGAATCATTTTCAAATCGTGTGACGATCGATGCGCACAGGTCACTCGGTAAAAAGTTGGGTATCTCTAAGATGTAGTCATCCATTTAGTATGCATTGCAAGTGATCTTTAAACACTTTCCATTCTTGCGAGATCATCTATATCTGTACTTTTACGACCGACAACACCCCTGAACGCCCCCAACCACCTCGTCACAGCTCGTCTTGATGCGAGTTGTGACGCAGTTTCATCACTCACGATGATACTGAGACCGTTACACACATCTGGTTTATTTTCACGATCGGGAAATTCTAAATTGAATGCAGCGATAGATATAGCTGGAATATCCGGAGCTTCATCGAGAAGTCTATCGTACTCTTCGCGTGACTTCTTTACAAACTCAATCACACATGTCCTATCTCTGGAGTCCAGTGACAATTCCATATCTATATTTCTATAAAACTT